TAAACGAATTTTGGCCCGTTAGATATCTGAAGCTTCACATTCAGCTTCACATTGCGTTTGCCGAGTTAGGTAAGGAGTATACCTCCTATACTTAGTCCAAAAATGAAATAATGTGAAAATTGTGAAGCTTCAATTCATTATAAGTCAGTGGTATCAGTCATAAGTATGAAGCTTCGCATTCTGGTACACTCTGGTACAGATAAAACTATAAAAGCGCGATTGGATAAGTGACTCCAGTCATAAGTATGAATAAAATAATGTGAAGCTTCAATAAGGCTTGCCATTTAACCCCAAATCGCCTTATTCCTGTCCCGTCTTCCCCATTTCTACCACAGATGGAGCGATAAGATGCCGTCACGCTGGTTCGTCGTGCAAACCAATCCCGGAATGGAAAAGTTTGCCGCCCACAATCTAGAAGATCAAGAGTTTCGTGTTTTCTTCCCCAGAGTAATCCAAAAGATCACCAGAAAGAAATCAGTAGAGATAGTTGAGCGTCCACTGTACGCCGGGTATCTATTCGTTCGCTTCAATCCCAAGCGAGCCAAGTGGAGGTCTATCAATGGAACGCGCGGCGTGTATCGGCTCCTCGGTTCCACCGATCAGTCTGTGTGTCCTCTTCCCAAAGGGTTTGTAGAAAAGCTGAAAAGATCAAGCAAGCGAGGGATCATAACGCTCGAGAAAACGGAGCAGATAGTCCACTCGTTTTTACCGGGCCAGAAGGTGCAAATCAAGGCCGGAGCGCTGGCCGGGCAGACAGCCGTTTACCAAAAAGCCCTTAAAAACCAAGCCCTTATAATGCTCACTTTACTTGGCCGCCCGGTTGAGACTACAATCGCCTCCTGTCTGCTTCTTCCCCAGTCGTAAATCAGGGGTTGTGCGGCAGCTTTCCAAAACAAAAGATCCTGATAATGCTGAGCTTTCGCTCACGAACACGGCACCCGGATCAACCCTAGCTTTGAAATAAATTCAAAATGGCAAAGAAACCAAACTCCTCGGTTGAGCGTAGAGGCGGTGCGCGTAAGAACGCAGGCCGCAAGAAGGGATCGAAGTCGTCCCTCAAACACGCCCTCAACGAGAACATCATCAAGCGTATCGCTGACGAAAACCAGATCACCCCGTTAGAGGTGCTCATGGAAGCGATGCACTTTCATTGGAATATTGCTAAGGCTTTTTCAACTGAAACTCCGGACGACATCGCAGCCAAGAGCGCCGCCATGGAAAAGGCCGCTTCCTATGCTCGTGACGCCGCGCCTTATGTGCATCCCCGCTTGCAGGCTACCACGCTGAAGGGTGATCCCAACGCGCCTCTGTCGGTGAACTTCATTGACGACATCAAATAAACAAATCGTTGACGTAAGGTTTTCTGAGAACATCGCTCCCAAGTTTGCGCCGGTACACAAAGCCATCAAGCGCAATCAGTTCACAACCTTCTGGCTGAAGGGCGGGCGAGGTTCCACCAAGTCTTCGTTCGCTGCGATTGAAATCGTAATCGGCATACTCGCGGATCCTGACGCCAATGCGCTGATCACGCGTAAGGTCGGTGACACCATACGCCAGTCCGTCATGGCGACGATGCTCTGGGCCATACAGAAGCTCAACGTATCGCATCTGTTCGAGTACACTAAGGCTCCGGCCGAGATAACGTGCATTCGCACCGGTCAGAAAATAATCATGAAGGGATTAGATGATCCCCTCAAGCTGAAGTCCATCAAGATTGAAAAGGGCTACTTCAAGTTCCTCTGGTTTGAGGAAGCCGCAGAACTCAGCGGCGCTGAGGAAATTCGCAGCGTAGAACAATCGGTACTGCGCGGCGGTGATACGTATGTTGAGTTCATCACATACAATCCGCCTAACGACCCGAACGCTTGGGTGAATTTGGAGGCTGAGGGCGACGTGCCTGACCGTCTCGTTCACGAAAGCACTTACCTCGATGTTCCCGCCGGATGGCTCGGCAGTAAGTTCATTGAACGAGCAGAGATCCTCAAGGCGCGTGATCGTGTCGCGTACGACCATGAGTACATGGGACTTGCGGTCGGCAGAGCAGAGCAGATTGTGTTCCACGGCAAGTGGGAGAGTAAGGCGTTTGATACGCCGCCCGCCAAGCGGTTTCATTTCGGCGCTGACTTCGGCTTTGCCAACGACCCAAGTACGCTGATACGCAGCTACATTGATAACGAGGTACTTTACATCGATCAGGAGTTCTACGGCTATGGCGTTGAAATCGATCAGCTCGCAGCCTGCTACGATAAAGTTCCCGGTTCAAGACAGTGGCCGATACGCGGGGATAATTCACGTCCTGAAACGATTAGCTTCCTCAGGCGTCAAGGCTTTCGCATCGACCCCGCCGAGAAATGGCAAGGCTCAGTTGAGGATGGTATCGCGCACCTGAAGGGCTTTAAGAAGATCGTTATCCACGAGCGTTGCATCCACACCATCAAAGAGTTTTCAACGTATTGCTACAAAGTTGACCGAGTAACGCAGGATGTTCTGCCCGTCTTGGTTGACAAGAATAACCATGCGATTGACGCCATCCGTTATTCGCTGGACGGCTTCATCCTGAAGCGTGGCGGTCTGGGTGTCTGGGTCGCTCTCAATCAAAGCGCACCGATGCAAGGGAGATAAACATGCACTATCGTAACGGCAGAGAAGCGAAGAACGGTGATACCATCGTACAGATCAACACGATGGACGGCAAGCCGAACGCCATTGGCGTTCTGCACAGCGCAACTCCGGGCAATGATTATTGCAACGGCACGATCGCTCCTATTCAAAATCCCGTACAAGGCGCGTGTCTCTGTGACTGTCTCCACGTTGATGACGTGGCGGAGTTCCTGAAAGAAAAAGGCCTCGACAAACGCCCCGAAGGTAAGTAATGTCCAATCGTCGCTCCCTAGCTCGCCTCGCAAAGTCGTTACAGACTGCCGACGCCAAGATGGCCGCGCGGGCGACGAGCGATAAGAACTTCATCGGTACGAAAGACAGCTTCACCAACTTCGTAGCTCGTCTGGGTGTCGGCGAAAAGAACCAGCTTTCCGGTTCGTATTACAACTTCGGCGTCTACGTTACGCGCAATCGCACTCAGCTCGAGGCTGCGTACCGTGGAGCATGGCTCGTTCGCGCCGCCGTTGACTTCCCCGCCGAGGATATGACGAGAGCCGGCGTTGACTTGGAAAGCACCCTAGAACCGAAGCAGATCGACATCCTGCAGAACAGGATCATGGATCTGTGTATCTGGAACCGCGTAGCGAAGGCAATCAAGTGGGCGCGTCTGTTCGGCGGCGCAATAATCGTTCCCCTGATTGACGGACAGGACCCGTCCAAGCCGCTACGACTAGAGACCATCCGCAAGGGTCAGTTCAAAGGACTCCTCATCCTTGATCGCTGGATGGTCAATCCTTCTCTGTACGACCTCATCACGGATTTCGGGCCGGAGCTCGGATATCCCAAGTATTACGAGGTCGTCGCAGCCGCGCCTGCTCTGCCGAACATCAAGATCCATCATTCGCGGGCATGGCGCATCGAGGGTTGCGAGCTTCCCTATTATCAATGGCTCGCGGAAAATATGTGGGGTGAAAGCATCGTGGAAGTGATCCATGATCGCCTTATCAGCTTCGACAGCGCCAGCCTCGGCGCGGCGCAACTCGCTTACAAGGCGCATCTGCGTACCTATTCAATTGAGCAATTGCGAGACATCATCGCAACCGGGGGCCAAGCTTTCGAAGCGATGATGAAGCAGGTTCAGCTCATGCGTGTTACGCAGAGCAATGAAGGCGTGACGTTGCTGGATGCGAAGGACAAGTTTGAAACTCACCAGTACAGCTTCGCAGGTCTCAGCGACGTCATTCTTCAAATGGGACAACAACTGGCGGGCGCGTTGCAGATCCCACTCGTTCGTCTGTTCGGTCAGTCACCGGCGGGCTTGAACAGCACGGGTGAAAGTGATCTGCGGACGTACTACGACAGCATCAAGAAACAGCAAGAGAACGTTCTGCGTCGTCCGCTGGTCAAGCTCTTCCATATCATGTTTCGCAGCGAGCTCGGCATGGATCCGCCGGAGGACTTCAACTTCAAGTTCAATCCGCTCTGGGTCATGACGGAAACGGAGAAAGCTGAGATTGCAAACAAAGATCAGCAAACTATTCTCGGCGCGTTCAATGACGGCCTCATATCGCAGGAATGCGCGTTGAAGGAACTGCGCCAGCTCAGTCACATCAGCGGTCGGTTCAGCAACATCACCGACGAGGATATCGCGCTGGCCGATGATAAGCCGCCGAAGCCGCCTGATCCTGAAAATGAGACTGAGGTCACAAAGGTTGAATAGGTGGTGTGATGCAAGATGGCTTCGTTATCTGCGCGAACTGCAAATGCCAGATCTTCGCATGGCATAAACGCTGCACCTATTGTGGAGTTCCGCTAGATGCCGAAGTTCAAACGATCCCCGTTCGAGAAAGCTCGGAAAGCGGAGAACGGCTACGGCCGAGCTCTCAAGCAGATAGCGAACGAAATAGGGAACATGGTGAAGAGGTTCGGGGAAATCAATCCCCAGACTTTTCCGGGGCTGAAAGACGCCTTAGAGCGATATGCCGAGATATTGAGGCCGTGGGCAAAGGCCAAAGCATTATCGATCGTAGAACTGGTCGAGAAAGACGACAAACGCGCTTGGATGAGCGCGACGGAGGAGATGGGGACGGCGCTACGGCATGAGATACACCGCGCTCCCGTCGGACAAAGAATGCAGGAGCTCGTCAACGAAAATGTAGAGCTCATCACGTCTCTGCCTCGCAAGGCGGCGCAGCGCGTTCAGGAACTGGCGATCAAAGCTCTAGAAGGCGGTGAACGCGGCCAGTCAATCGTTGAAGAGATCATGCGAACCGGCGAGGTCACTAAGGGCCGCGCCGAGACGATCGCAAGAACTGAAATAGGCCGAGCTACCACGGCGCTGACGCAGGCGCGAGCTGAGTATATCGGCAGCGAAGGATACATCTGGCGCACGGCGCATGACAGCGATGTCAGACCGTCGCATGCTAAGATGGAAGGCAAATTCGTTCGGTGGGACAGCCCGCCGACACTTGACGGCATGACGGGCCACGCGGGTCAGTTTCCCAACTGCCGGTGCTACTGTGAGCCGGTGATCCCGAATAACCTCTTAGGAGCGACACATGACAGCAAGCGTAGCCTTCACCGCAGGGGCAACAACTTCCGGTGCGATACAATTACCGTCAAGTCCGGTGCGGTTGATCATACCGTCCACGTGGACGTCCGCTAAGATCGTCATTCTCGTTGACGATGATAACAGCGGCACCTTCGTTCCTCTGTGCAACGGCTCTGGTGAATATGATCTGACCGTCACGGCGGGCACAACTGTCGCGTTGGATCCCAACACGGTTCGCAACGTCAATAATATCAAGTTGCAATCTGGCGTCACGGGTTCGCTTGTCGATCAAGTAGACGCTCTGAGCGTCGGCATCATTTGTGGACAATAGGAGTAACACATGGACGTAAAGCCTCTCGCAACAGCGACCGTTTCACCCGGCGTCAAGGTTGACATCGGCGCCGTGCCTCTAGACGTAAAGATCCTACAGATCGCGCGTGGTCATCCCAAAGATGACTGCCAGTTCGCGCTCGTTCATTTTCCCAACGGTGAGAACAAGAACTTTCAGGTCTTTGACAACGTGGATTTCAACACCTCGTTGCTGAACCAGATCAAGGCTTTCTTCACCAATCGCTTCGGCAAAGTGGTGAGCATTCCGGCCGTTCAGGGCAACCTTGATGGCGCGACCCTGACGTTCACGGAGGCTGCATAACATGTCAAGCAATCTCAAATACGCCGCCGCTCTAAAGAACGCGCGGCTCAACCAGATCACGACCGAGATCAGCACCTCAGGCTTGCTGAGTATCTACAGCGGTACGCAGCCGACCAATCCGGATACGGCGCTGTCGGGCAATACCTTGCTCGCTCAGCTTGCCTTGTCCAGCACCTTCGCGCCGGGCGCTTCGGGCGGCGTTCTGACGGCCAATGCCATCAGCACTGAGACCAGCGCCAACGCGACGGGAACGGCTGTGTGGTTCTCGCTTACGACCTCCGGCGGCACTCGTATGATCGACGGCACCGTCGGCACTTCGGGCGCTGACATGACCATCAATACGACCAGCATCGTCAGCGGCGCAGCCGTTTCGTGCTCCAGCTTGACCATTACCTCGGGGAACTAAATGACTGACACGTGGTATGCCGTAATCGATGCCAACAACAATTTGATCAGCACTGGCACAGTTGTCGCTGATGCGGACACGTTGACGGCAAACGGTTATTCGGCAATCACGCTTACGTCAGACCCGACCGGTCAGGCCTGGGATCCAGTGAACAAGGTTTTCAATCCCGCGCCCGCGCCGCAGAACTCTTATCCGACATGGCAATGGTTCGCGCGGTTTACGCCGCAAGAAATCGCAGCCGTCCGCGCCAGCACTGACGTCAATGTTCAGGCGTACCTGTTTCAACTCAGCGTGACTTCACAAGTCGTTCCGCAGAGCGCACAGGTTCAGCAAGGCTTGGCGTATTGCGTTTCTATCGGTCTTCTTACGCAGGATAGGGCGACTATTATCGGAGCGAACTAATGCTTGGTCGTCGTAATTATGCGGGCGCTGCGACAGACATCGGTTCGACGACTGGCAGTTCTGAAGGAACGGTGCTGACGTCAGGCTCGGCTAACGCGAAGGGATCCTATTCGCAGCTCGTGGCTTCCACGTCCCTCGCTACGATGTTCGCCCAGATCAACTGGAAGGTGTCCGCCGACATGGGGACGCTGAGCGGTAAGGTACAGGCGATAGATCTAGCTGTCGGTGCTTCGGGTCACGAGCAGGTCGTTCTTTCAAACTTGGTTATTCATGACGGCGCGGCAACGCCTTCGCAGGGAATGACCGTCGGCATTCCGCTGAGTATCCCAGCCGGTTCGCGCGTGGCGGCTCGCAGTCAGTCTAGTTCCGCGAGTGATTTGTGCGCGATCAACGTAATTTTGTTCGGCGGTTCGCTGGAGTTCCCGACCTTCGAACAGATAGATACATACGGCTTCAATACCGGCACGACACTCGGAACTTCTGTTGATCCGGGCGGTACGGCCAACACGAAGGGTTCTTATACCCAGATAACGTCGTCTACGAACCGGGATCACTTTGGTTTGATAATCGGTGTTGATGATTTGAATACCAGTCCCGGTGTCGCAGACATTCTATTGGACATCGCCGTGGGCGCTTCAGGTAGCGAGAAAATTCTTATCTCAAACTATCTGCTTACGTCGAGCGGCGTCACTGATTGCTTTTCGCCGCAGAACAGCGGTGTCATACCCGTGCAAGTTCCCAGCGGTACGCGCTTATCGGCGCGAGCGGCGTCAACGAATACCACGTCCGGAACTCGCAAGATGGGCATCACACTTTACGGGTTGAGCTAATGTCTGGAAATAATTGGGCTTGGCAAAACAGCGGCAACGGTTCCAGCGGAACTCTGTCGTCGGGTTCGATCGTCATCGGAACTGCGAACACGTTGGCGACGCTAACCGGGGCAAACACGTTTCAGGTCTCGGTTGATCTGTCAAATATGGCGAACGGCGATATCGTTGATATCCAGATTTTCAGGATAATCAATAGCAGCGCCATCTTGATGGAAGAAGGTATCTACTCAAATATACAGGCAAATCCGCTCGTGACGTTCGGGCCTTTCGCGGCCAATGGCACGTCAAGCGGTCTCGTCGTGAAACTGAACCAGACGGCGGGTACAGCGCGAAATTACGACTGGGAAGTTCTGGCAGATAGCAGCAATGCTCCTGCCGTTGTCAACTCGGTCGCAGCAGCGGCTACGAATTTCAAGAAGGACACGGCCATCACGGCCTATCCGTTCTTAATGACTGACAGCACGAACCACAATCCTAAGACGGGTATCGGTTCAGGTGTCACGGCGCAGCGTAGCATCGATGGAGGCGCATTCGCATCTTGTACGAATACCCCGGCTGAACTCGCCGACGGCATTTACACGCTGGCAGTCTCGGCCGCCGATGTCAACGGTAATTTCATTATTTTCCGCATGTCGGCATCAGGAGCTGACGACACCTTCTTTACGATAGCAACGCAGCCGTGATAACGAATTGGTTTGCCGGACTTGGGAGACGTCTTCCGTTTTCCTCTTCAAGTCTGGGCGGCGCGAGTATTGAACGCATCCACGTATTCAATACTTCGTCAACTTCGATAACGACAAGCGCGGCTCTGCAGGAAGCCGGTGATAGCTGCGCTGCGACAGCTCAGGAAACTTTCGCTACCAGCGCGGCTTTACAGGAAGCGGCAGATACCAGCGCCGCTACGGTCAACGCCTTCGGGTGCTCGGCGGCTTTACAAGAAGCCGGGGATGCCTGCGCGGCCACGGTCAAGGAAACCTTTACTCTAAGTGCCGCGCTACAGGAAAGCGCAGATACTTCCGCCGCTACGGTTGACGCCTTTGAGTGTTCCGCCGCGCTGCAAGAAGCGAACGACACTTCGGCTGCGACGGTCAACGCCTTCGGGTGCTCCGCTGCGCTGCAAGAAGCAAATGACAACTTCGCGGCTTCGGTCTCGACCGGATACTTTCTTTCGGCCGCGATACAGGAAGCGAACGATACCTCAGCCGCGAGTGTTGTCGCGCAGGGCGGCTTCGCTTCTATACAGGAAGCAAACGATACCTCGGCGGCTACGGTCACAGAGACCATAGTTCTTTCTAGCGCCGCGCACGAGAGCGGCGACACTACGGCCAGCACCGTCGTCGCGCTTGGATGCTCAGCGGCGATACAGGAAGCTGGTGATAGCTGCGCGGCTACGGTTGCGGAGGACTTCGTTCTCAGCGCTGCCGTTCAGGAAGCGAACGATACAAGCGCGGCGAATGTCTACGACTTCTTAGCTTACGCAACTATTCAGGAAGCCGGTGACGTATGTAGCGCGGTCGTCATAGAGACTTTCGAGGTCTCGGCGGCGCTGCAAGAAGCGAATGATAATTCGGCCGGTGAGATAGGGCAGGTTGCTCTTTCCGCCGCGCTTCAGGAACAGAATGATAGTCTTTCGACAGCCGTCGATGAAACCTTCGTCAGCGAAGGAGGACTTCAAGAAACCGGAGACCGTTGCGTCGCCGTCGCGAACAGCATCGTTATCTTCAAGGGCGGACG